AGTATTTTATAAGTATCCTTAAATACTGAAGACATCAATGGCGTTGCTTGTGGGTGCAAGTTCTGTGACGTTTGCGGCGTTCCTGTTAAACCAGTAATTGTTTCACTGACTTGATACGTCAGATATGTATCGTCAAGATACGTATTTTGAACTGTACCTTTATTTTCAAACCAAGCTTGAATTGGTGTGAGCACTGTATTTTTTTTACATTCCAGTGTATAGATTTTTACCATGCATGGTAGAAAAGCATCTGTATTAGTTATTCGCATATCGAAACTAAAGGACTGTATTGGGAAATAGTAATCTTCATCACCCACTTTAAGTGTTGGAAGCTCAGTCCTTGTACCTGTTGATGAACCTACAGGTAATAAACATAAACGAAGCATAGCAGCTGTATCTGCCATTGTTTCGCCCAGAAAATAGTGACCATTTTGGTACGTCGTTGGATTATGTGTATCAACGTCTGTATATACCGGCGGCACTGGTCCGGTTCTATAAGGTGCGAATACACCTTTTGTATTCAAACCGGCATAGGCGTATAGTCTGGCATACGAAGTTTTCTCAGTACTATACATTGGCGCCGAATTCGTGCCATATAACTTCTTAGCGTATCTTAATGGCTCATCTTTTTGGCCATAATGAAATTGCTCATGCAATTTAAATATTTTGGCTCCATCATGTGTTGTTTGTACCCCATCAAATCTGGTTGCACAATTAGCTAAACCATCTTCTGTCGGATAAACTTTGTCACCAGTTTTGAGTGTCGTTTTTGCATTTGGAACTGAGCGATCTGCAAAAACTTGTGACTCATCTCCGGACTGGAGCATTGCGCTAACCATTGCCCCAACTCTGATGGCAGAGCCAACAGGTCCAGGTATGAGTGGTGCAACTTTCTTAATTTTTGCACCGATCTTATAGCGAGTGGCTATATCCATCGCTGATTTCTTGAATCTACGTGTTGGCGTTAGCATTGGTGACGCTGCAGTTGACAGCGACATACCACCACGCACTTTTTTCATACGAGTAAGTGATCTCGATAATTTTTTTGCCATAGCACATTAATACGTGTTATGAACCCTCGCGGGGTCCCTCCTTCATAACACTATCTTTATTCTTTTTGTGGACCGGTTGGACCACAGGAGGTACTAAATTAATTATAGCACCTTCCGACTTTTGTGTCAAATAAGTTTTTTCGATTAATTCTATAGAATTATCTCTACGATCCCAAGAAGAGTCGATAGAAAAACATAACCATCTATCATGAGATAGTTGTTCAAATAATTCAGGGTCTTCATATATTGGATAATTTGTCATTAATACTACCGTACAAGTGTCAAACATTGAACATGAATATTTGCCATAAAATGTTGATGTTAATAGTCCATTTTTTAATGTTTCGCATAAGCGAAATATTTCGCTCCAGCTTTCTTTAGATCGTTTCGCTCTTGGTACGTCCAACAAATATAATGATTTAGCTGGACTTGTCGATAATGCTGCTAGAGACTGTTGAGCAGAGTTCTCAACAGCTAGCAGCATACTGTCTTCGTGGTAAAATAAACGGCGTTTACACCATTTGCTTTTACCACGACCACCTTTTGGATCATATATTACAATTACTTGTCTATCTGATGATTCAATAGTGGCTAACAAATAGTCTAACTGGGCTTGCCAGTTATATTTGGGTACTGAGCTATCCATCATTTCTAAATCTTTACCGGAGTAGATTCGTGGATAGCTTCTAAATGTACCTGGGATTCTGGAATCATCCTTCTTTGTATATTTAAAGGATGCAACCTCATCCTGTTCCGAAGCAACAGTAACTAATGATAGTATATGATGTTTTCCTGGATCTCCATTTAGTAGGACTCCATCAATATAAGTAACAAACGCATGAAGCAATTGTTTCTTAGTTTTTTTTTGTATCAAGGACATACGTCCTTGATAATGAACTCGTCCGGCTTGCGTTTCCTCTTGTTGAAAAGACCAAGCCTTAGATATCTCAAATAAAAACCTTTCCAATTCGTCAGGTGTGAAACTTGACAAATGGCTTACTTTATGTTTTGACGAATATTCGTCAGTGAAACTTCTGAATATTGTAAACACATAACGGTATTTTTTAGATTCGGGTGAATTCATTTTAAAAAATTTAAATTATTATTGAAATAAAATTTACGTCATATCCTATAATAAAAATCTATTATGGATCATTAATTAGTGGGCTAGCATTCAGTTTGTTCTGTTGTGTGATTAATGGAATGACGTAAGCTGAAGCTGATGCAACGTTCGACGAGAATGACGAATACGGTGCTGTATCCGAATATGTATCCAGCGGTCGTCTTTTAGCACCAACAAATGTTGGACTATAACCCGAACCTGTCGGTAGATATAGTGACGAAGCATTAGTCAGTGGGAACGAATGACTTACGTTCTTGTTACAAGTTACGCGTATTTTAGCAAATGCTGTATGTGCCATTGCTGAATAATCAACAACTGTCCCAGCCGATGTAGTCTTATAATAAGGTGTCGGCATACCTTGAAATTCAACAATATAATGTATTGAAGCTGCCCTATTTTTTATTCCAACCGATGCATCATAAGAATATTCCTGCGCGGAATGGGCACGGTTGTAATGGCGTGTCATTGAATACTCCAATGAGTCAGAGGGTCCTAACCTCTGTTTATGAATCTTTAGTATTTTATAAGTATCCTTAAATACTGAAGACATCAATGGCGTTGCTTGTGGGTGCAAGTTCTGTGACGTTTGCGGCGTTCCTGTTAAACCAGTAATTGTTTCACTGACTTGATACGTCA